GTTGACGCTTTTGAAGCTGGGCACAAGGGGCTGAAGAAGGCGCATCGTCCTGGCGTGCTGTCGGGTGGCGCGAAGTTTGTGAAGACGGGCTCGGATGGCGAGCAGGCTCAGATGCTCCAGAGCCGCATGTTCGCGGTTGAGGAAGTCGCTCGCGTGTTCCGAATCCCGCCTCACATGATCGGCCTTACGGCACCAGGCACCCAAAGTTACGCATCTGTCGAGGCCAACGCCATCCAGTTCACCCGCTACTCCTTGACCCCGCTCATCGCCGCCATCGAGGAAGCTCACAACCGCCTCCTCCCCGGCGACGTATTCCTGCGCGTCAACATGGACGGCCTTCTACGAGGCGACTCCGCGACGCAGGCTCAGGTCTTTTCCACGGCGCTCCAGGCGGGCTACATGAGCGTCAACGAGGCCCGCGGTCTAATGGATCTTCGCCCCGTTGACGGCGGCGACAATCCGCGCGTCCCGCTCGCCAACATCGCCGTCAGCTCTGCCGGCATCGTTGAGGAGCGCGAGCGCGTCGAGATGGCCGCCAAGCTCGTGCAGTCCGGCTACGACCCCGGTGCGGTTCTTGCCGCCCTAGGTTTGCCGGCCATGCCGCACACCGGCTTGGCGTCGAACCAGTTGCAGCCGGCCGAGAACGCCCAGGTCTGAAGTGCCCGAGGTCCCCGGCTACATGTCGTCCGCAGCCCGCAAGGGCTTGGCCTTTCGTGCTGAGGGCTACGGCGGCGACGGTCTAGCGGAGCGCACGATCCGAGAGGCGCGTCAGATCGCTGACGGGCAAATGTCCGACGACAAGGTCATTCGGGCGAATGCTTGGGGGGCGCGGCACGCGGTCGACCTTGAGGCGCCGCAGAACAGCGACGGCAACCATCCCGACTATCCCGGCGCGGGCGCCGTGGCTCATTACCTGTGGGGCATTGACCCGACAGACCCTGGACCGGCGAGGCGCTGGCTTGAGCGCGAGGCCGAGCGTATCCGCGAGGAAGAAGGACGAAGCATGACAGGCATGGAGACCCGAACTTTCACGGTCGACGACCTTGAGGTCCGCGAAGCCCCCGAAGGTATGAGCTTCGAGGGATACGCGGCAGTCTTCAACTCCCCCAGCGAGCCCCTGCCGTTCACCGAGACCATCGCCCCTGGGGCTTTCGCCCGGTCGCTCAAGTCCCGCAACAACGTCTTCCTCCTCGTCAATCACGACCCGGCCCGCCCCTTGGCGTCAACCCGGTCTAAGACGATGACGCTGGAGGAGGACGGCCGCGGCCTGCTCGTGAAGGCGACCCTGCCGGACACGAGCGACGGCCGGGACCTTGCGGTTCTACTCGGCGGCGGCGGCAATCCGCGCGTGATCGACTCCATGAGCTTCGGCTTCTCAGTTCCTCGCGGCGGCGACAAGTGGAACGAGGACGGCAGCCAGCGCACCCTCCAGCAGGTGCGGTTGCATGAGACTTCCATCGTGACGTTCCCGGCCTACCAGGCCACGACCGCTGCGGTGCGCAGCCTGGACATGCTGGCCGAGGCCACGGGCGAAGACGCTGACGCGTTGAATGGCGCGCTAGAGGCGCTGGAGCGTGGCGCAACCCTGACGATGGACCAGGCCGGGCTGTTGTCGGCGGTGGTGGCGAAGTTGTCGCCGATGCCGGAGCCCGCAGTTGAGCCGGTGGCGCACGACGCCAGCCAGATCAACCTTCTCAAGACCAAGCTCGACCTGGCCTTCAAGGCCTAAGACTTCCTGGCCGCGCGAGCCGCGGTCAGGTCCCCGCTCTGAGGAGCCTCGGCGGGATTGGCAAGAAACACCTGCGCAATCCAACAAAACCGAGACCCCAGAAAGGGGTGAACTAAGTTGTCCGAGTACCTGAAGAAGCTCGTCGAGGATCGCCAGTCGGCGTACCACGCAGCAAAGGCAAAGATGGACGAGGCCGCCGCTGAGAGCCGCGACCTGTCCGCTGAGGAGCGGGAGTTCGTCGACCGCACGTTCGCGGAGCTTGACGAGAAGCGCACCATGATCGACACCCTCATCACCGCTGAGAAGCGTGAGGCTGAGATCGCTGAGGCGATGCGTGGCGTCGAGAACATTGCCCGCCCCGTCGAGGCCCGCACCGCGCCGGCCGAGTCGGACGCCGACATCCTTCGCCAGCTGCTCGCTGGTGAGCGTCGCGCCTACTCCTTCCAGTTCGAGAAGCGCGACATTGCTAAGTCAACGAGCAACGCCCCGGTGCCGACGTCCTTCTCGGATGTTGTCATCGACCAGGCGCGTCTCGTCGGCCCGATGCTTGACCCGAGCGTCGTGACCGTTCTCAACACGGGCTCCGGCGAGGACCTGGTTCTCCCGTCGCTGTCGTCCTGGTCAACGGCTGCACTTGAGGCTGAGGCTGCGACCATCGACGAGTCGGACCCGGCGTTCGGCAAGACGACACTCAAGGCCTACAAGTACGCGTTCATTGTCCAGGTTTCGCAGGAGTTTCTTGCGGACTCGAACATCGACGTCATTGGCTTCCTGGGCCAGATGGCTGGCAACGAGATCGGCTACCGCGTGAACGACAAGCTCACGCTGGGCACCGGGACCGTTGAGCCCCGCGGCATCGTGTCGGCGGCATCTGCTGGTGTGACTGGCGGGACTGCAACGTCGACGCGCGGCACCGGCTTCCCCAACGGCGACGACGTTATCGATCTCGTGTACAGCCTGGATGGGGCCGCCCGTCGTTTGCCCGGGTTCGGCGTGATGGGTAACGGCAAGGCCATCGGCGCGCTCCGCAAGATCAAGAGCACGGACGGCGCCTACCTGTACGTTCCGACCCTTCAGCCGGGACAGCCCGACAGCATCCTGGGGTACTCGGTCATCGAGAACCCGGCCATGGCCGATCCGGCCTCGGGCGCCATTTCTCTGGTTGCCGGGCACATGCCTTCCTATTTTGTTAGGACCGTGGGCGGCATTGACGTGGCGCGCAGCGACGACTTCGCCTTCAACACGGGCCAGGTCACGCTTCGCTTCCAGATCCGCGTCGACGGCAACCTGCCGCAGACGTCGCACGTCAAGAAGTTCACTGGCGGCACCGCCTAGTCACTAGGCACCTAGACGTGGATGGCCCCGCCTTTGCGCAGGGGGGCGGGGCCATCCACACCCCCTGCGCACACCTAGGAGAAACGGTGGCCCATGCCACGAAAGCAACCACCCGTAATCGTTCACGCAGCGGGAATCCCGCTCAACGTGCCGCCGCCCGAGAGGGAGCAGCTGCTCCGACTGGGACTGCTGCACGAAGAATCATCTGGGCCAGCAACGCCCCCTGGACGCCCACGGGCTACGGCGAGCAAACCCAGCAAGTCACCCGGCGCCTCAAGAAAGCCGGCCACGAAGTAGCCATCGCCGCAAACTACGGGCTTGAGGGCTCCACGATGGAGTGGGAAGGCCTACCCGTTTACCCTCGCGGCCTCGATGTCTACTCCAACGACGTCATCCCCGCCTATGCGATGGACTTCGGTCGCCCGACCGGGCAGCAGGCCGTCGTCATCACTCTCTTCGACTGCTGGGTTTTCAAGGGTGCTGGCTGGGATCACATTGAGCGGGTCGCCTCTTGGGTGCCTATCGACCACTTTCCCGCGCCGGCTCCGGTCATTGAGTGGCTGGCACGCCCCAACGTGACGCCAATTGCGATGTCGCAATTCGGGCTGGACGCCATTGAGCGCCACGACATCGAGGCGCTTTACATCCCGCACGCCATTGACACGAACGTCTTCAAGCCGACGGACCTGATCCAGGGCAGTGACGGACAGGTGCCTGCCCGTCAGTGGATGGGCATACCCGAGGATGCATACGTCGTCGGCATGGTCAGCGCCAATAAGGGATCGACCGACCGCAAGTCCTTCGCCGAGGCGTTCCTGGCCGCCGGAATGTTTATGCAGAAGCACAGCGATGCCTGGCTCTACCTGCACACCGAGCCAAGCCCGGCGATGTCGGGCCTGGATTTGCGGGCGCTGCTGGCTGCCACGGGCGTGCCGACGGATCGGGTGGCCTTCGCTGATTCGTACTCCTATCGCATGGGCATCCCGAAGGAAGCCCTTGCGGCCATTTACACGGCTATTGATGTGCTGTTGCAGCCATCGCGCGGCGAAGGATTCGGTATCCCTTCAGCAGAGGCTCAAGCCACGGGAACGCCGGTCGTCGTCAGTAACGCGACCGCTCAGCCTGAGCTCGTCGGTGACGGCTGGCTCTGCGACGTGCAGCCCGCCTGGGACGTCGCCCAAGGCTGCTGGTTCTTCACACCGCTAGTGCCGTCCATCGTCGACAACCTTGAGGCGGCCTACGCGCGAGGCCGGGGCCGTTCCCAGCAGGCCATCGACTTCGCCGCCAACTATGACGCCGACGTCGTGTTCGACAAATACTGGCGGCCGGCGCTCGACATCCTCCTGGCGCCATGAGGGTCGCCTGGGTCACGCACCACATTCCCCGGGTTGAGGAAAGGCACGAGGCATTACTGCCCGGTAAGTATGCGGGCGGCGCCGAGCGGAATACCGACTACATGGTCACCGCGGCGCCCGCGGGTGTCGAGGTCACCTACATCGAACCCGAAGCCGCTGAGAGCGCCGCAGACGCATCCTGGGATCGGGTGGTAGTCGGAGGCACCGACAAACTGTCTGAAGCCTCTATGAATTTCCTAGCGGCTCTCAGGCCCATTGTCTGGGTGCAGCACGCGCAGCACCGCACACCCGCCAAGGCCGAGTTATTCCGGCAGGCCTCGCGGTTCTTGACGATGAGCCGGGCGCACATGGGCTGGGAAGCCGAATGGACCGGCCGGGCCGACGCCTACATTCACTCCCCCGTCCCGCCAGATTGCGTCGCCCCTGCCGATAAGGAGCCCTTCGCCTTATTCGCTGGCAGGAGGCACCCGGCCAAGGGGAAACTCAACGCTCGCATTTGGGCGCAGCGCCAGGGCGTCGAGCTCGTGGAGCTGGAGAACGCCCCGCACGAGGTCGTGCTTGACCACATGGCCCGAGCCCAATACTTCGTCCACCTCCCCAAGGAGAGGGACGCCTGTCCCCTCGTCGTCATCGAGGCCACCCTCGCTGGCTGCGAAATCGTCACCAACTCCCTCGTCGGGCGGCTAGAGCCCGGCGACCCTGCGGCAGTCCTCGCCCAGCAGCCCAAGCGGTTCTGGCGAATTGTGGAGGAAACAGCATGAAGATCGTCGTCACCGGCTCCGCCGGCACCCTAGGCGCCCCCCTGGTCGCCGAGCTGCGCGAACGCGGCCACGACGTCTGGGGCATTGAACTCCAGCACACCGGCCAGCCGCAGACCATCCGCGCCGACATCGCCGACTACCGGCAGCTGCGCGCCGCCTTCGACCGCATCGGGGACTTCGACCTCGTCTACCACCTGGCCGCAGAGTTCGGGCGCATCAACGGCGAGGAGCACTACGAGCAGGTCTGGCGCACCAACGCCATCGGCACCCGCAACGTCCTAGAGCTCCAGCGTGACCGCGGCTTCCGCCACGTCTTCGCCTCCTCCTCCGAGGTTTATGGCGAGGCCGACGCCGAAGCCATTGATGAGCGGTACCTGCTTGATAACCCGCAGCCCAGGCTGACTAACGACTACGCCATCAGTAAGCGGGTCAATGAGGAGCAGATCCGCAACTTCGCCGACCGCTACGGCAATAAGACCATGACGCTGCGCTTCTTCAACGCTTACGGCCCCGGCGAGCGGTATCACGACTACCGCTCAGTGGTGTGCCTCTTCGCTTACCGGCTGCTGACGGGTAAGCCGATCACGGTGTACGAGAACTATCACCGAGTCTTCATGTACCAGGGCGACTTCTTGGTCACCCTCGCCAACGCCGCCACGAGCTTCGCTCCAGGCGAGACCGTCAACGTCGGCGGCGACGAGTACGTCAGCGTCGAGGATATGGCATACATGCTGCTCGATGTCACCGGCGCCCACCCGTCCCTCGTCAACCGGCTCCCGCTGGACAAGCACAACGTCACGAGCAAGAAGCCTGACATTTCCAAGGCTAAGGCTCTGCTGCACCACAACCCGCGCACAAGGCTCGCTCAGGGACTTCCCCTGACCGTCGACTGGATGCGGAAGCATTACGAAATCGGAGGCTGACCGTGGCGATTAGCAACGGCTACGCAACCCTGGCGCAGATCAAGTCTGCGCTGCGCATCGCCTCCGGCGACGCCACCGACGACGCCCTCCTCGAGATGGCCGTTGAGTCCGCGTCCCGCCTCATCGACGCTTACTGCGGCAGGAACTTCATCAACGCCGGTACCGTCACCCGCTACTACTCCACCGAGAACCCCTACGTCGTGCAGATTGACGACGCCCGCTCCATCTCGCAGGTGCAGACCTCCACGGGCCTGGACGGCGTGTACGACACGACCTGGACGATTGGCACGGCT